GTAGCGAGTCATCACACCCTTACGTGGTGTGAAGTCTTCCTGTGCGTAGATCACTGGAGTAAGGATCAAAGGCACGTAAGGTGCGTAGATATATCCTGACTCAAGGAAGGTATTACCCTTCAAACCGATGAGGATCTTGTTGGCTGGGAAGTATGGATCCTTGTAAACAACAAATCTGTTGTTCAAAGTACCAATTGCTTCTGCACCGATAGTCATGCTATCCTTTACTTGACCATCTGAATCAACCTTGTAGGCTGGCTTGTAAGCAACCAAGTGCTCCAAGATTGTTGCCACATCAGGTGAAGTTACAATGAAGTTACCTGATCCACGAAGGGTCTTCTTGTGGATGGTGTTAGCTGCATCAGTGATGGTCTCCAAAAGGGTTTGATACCACTCTTGAACGTTACCGAAGAACTGTGGACCTGGGGAGAGAACGTTGTTGTGCAACGCTTCTTGACCTGTGGTCTTGTTGACGATACGACCTGGGGCTCTCGACCAGAACAAGTTCGCTGCCGAAGCTTGTGTCAAAAGGTCGTTCAAGATTTCGCGGTCGATATCAAGAGTGATCATCTCACTCAAGATATTTGTCAATTCTACTTCAACGTCAATTGAGTAGAAGGCTGTCAAGTCCTGAGCCATTTCTGGTGACCAACGTGCACGAAGCTTACGTGTGGTTGCTGTTACAGCAGTTGAATCGATCTTGATATCGATTTCTGGAATCTTTGGCGATGAGTCAATTGCAAAGTCGGTTTCGAACGATGGAATTGTCAAAGTTGTACCTTCGGCTCCTACTGAGAGGGCATCCGAGATAGCTGCGGAACCAGAAATTCTTGTCGAAGCTGATCCGGCTGGTTGTGGTGCGGTACCTGCGTTAGCAAGAGCAACCACGAACATGATGTGAGTTCCGCCAAGTGGGTTTGGTGTAAAGATACCAGTTGTTGCGTTCCAGTCACCGCGCTTGTTCAACTTTCTCAAGTTAAGAACGCCTTCGCCACCTTGGAATGTATCACCCCAAGCTTGTGCCGAGTTGGCTGCGCTACCGAAACCATAGATATCAATCTGTTCCAAGCTGTTAAGATCGGCACCAGTGATGTTTGAAGTCACTGTTGATGCTGAAACGAATACGAAGGTATAATCCAAAGTACCGTTTGTAACAGCGTTTTCAACAGCAGGATCAAATCCTGCAAATCTTGCATTATAACCAAGCCAATCAGCCGAGGTTTTAACAGCAGCCGATGTACCTGTGGACCATACAGAACCAGACAACCAGTAACCTACCGAGTCTGTCGAACCGTTCATGGCAAGCGAGTGCTTATGAACTTTCGAAAAGCCGGAACCTACAAGGTCATACTGACCACCGACAGCATACGAACCAGAACGGATTGCATTACCTGTTGGGTTGGTGTATACAGAGGTTGCTCTCTTATAGGTGTCTGCGGTTGGCGAGGAAGACAAGCTCAAACCAGCATCACCACCGACGTTTGAACCGTAGGTGTAATCCAAGAAGAACAAGAGACCAGATGGGAGGCTCATTGGTTGTACGGATACAACTTCATTTGCAACAAGACCGGCAAATACTCTACGAACAATTGGGAATGCTACGTTCGAGAAACCTGCAATTTGACCAGACGAGGTAAGACCTGCGCCACCTGTCGAAATTGCATTGCTTTCATTCAAAAGCTGTGCTGTTTGGTTTTCCAAAAGGCGGGCCAAGCCTTCCTTTTGTGTGCCTTGCAAACCTTCCAAAAGTCCGGTTGCCGACCACTTAGAAAGCAATCTTGAGGAATCTGCACCCAAGCTGCGACGATTTACGCCCTCTGCCAATTGTGATAGTGTGAATGTTTTCATATTAACTCCGAATAATTTCTTCCGTGTTTTCTTTACTGTAATTAGAGGCTACTTACGCCTGATCCCAGCTAATTCCATTAATCTGTTGCGTTCTTCTGCTACAAGTGTTGCTCCCTCGTAGAGATTTTCGGTTACTTGAACCGACTCGTCGAGTTTTGCCGCACCTGATCCGACTGGTTTAGAGGATGAACCCGCCTTGGCTTTAGCCTTGCGAGCATTCTCCAAAACCACTTTTACGCTTCCGTAAATGGACTTAACTTCACTTA